AATCGTCGTTTGGGACGATGAAAAAAACGATCCGCAAGAATTCATCGCAAACAAGAACCGCGAACTAAACGGGGAAACAATCGAACCCGCCGCCGAATATTATGTACTACGCGGGCGCAATGCATCGGGTTCAAATCAATTCATTACCGCCGCGCCCCGTTGGAAACGCCCCAATTTTGAGGGTTGCGCCTATGGTGATTTGTTCGACGCAATCGAATTCACAAGCGCGGAAAAGGCGCAATTTTGGATCGAAAACGTTCGTTCGAAACAACGTAGCATTTGGGGGGCGCGTTCGTTTCAATTGGCGTCCGCTTATCCCGTAAAATGCAAACGCGAAATTGTGAAAACAATGTCTTTCGATGAATTCAAGGCGGGGGTTTGATCAATGCCATATAAAGCAAATGAAATATATTTCCCCGAACAAAAATTGCATTGTCGATTGACGTTAAAAGGCGGCAATAAAAATTCGTTCGAATTGTGGGAATTCCCCGATTGGCCCTATCCGTTTCGCGTTCGCATGAAAACGACAAATTCATCCGAATATATTGCGGCGTTCAAATCATATAATTTGGCACTAAAAATGGTGCGTTTAATGTTTAAGGGGGTTTTATAAAATGGCGGGATTTGAAAACCAAACAAACGCAAAGCGCGTTCAAAAAATCATCGATATTTTGGATTTGCTAGAAAATTCCAGAAAATCGAACCGCGCTTGCGTTTCCCAAATGGCGGAATTGCTGCAACCCGTTTTCGAACGTTTGGACGGTATCGAAACAATGGATGACAAAATATTGCGGGGATTGACTACACTAAACGAACAAACGCCCGCCGTTGAACCGTCCGAACGTTTGCAACAATCGATCAAACAATTGAACGCGGGCAAATGGTCCGCCGCCGATTTAACGGGCGTCCAAATCCGCGACGTTGCCGCAAATGCGCCGTTTAAGGAATTGCTATATGCAATGGCGGTATTTATGAACCGTTTGGATGAAAAACTAGACGATTAAAAACCAATTGGCGGGCGTTCGATAGCGTCCGCCGCTACACAACCAAACCAAACAAGGAACCGAAACAATGGATTGGAAAAATAATAAACTTGCGAAACATGGCCTAATTTTTTGCGCGAATGAATACGTCGATACACTCGACAATGCGCCGAACGCGTGGGGCGTTCATATATCAGAACATTTTAATATTGCATCGCACGAATTGCTTTTCCGCATGGGTGAAACATTCGGGCGCGATGCTGCAAGCGATACAATCAATCGGGCATTTGTTGAACGCCGCCGCGAACAAATGCAAACCAATTGGGATAAAGCGGGGGCGGATTAAATAAACCAAACCCACAAACAAACCGACGAATTGCCCCGCCATTGCGCGGGGTTTTTCTTTGCGTCCGCGCCTTTGCGTTATGCCCCCGAACAAACGCCCCCAAATAAGGCCCGTGCAGCGTCGTTTCTATTGCGTCCGCCATATCAGTTCGCCCGCAAGCGATTGCCCCTATTCACGCCCGCGCACAACGGCGGAAAAGCGACGTTTCGAAACGGGGATAACATGCGGGTTTAAATGATACACGCAAACGCCGCGCAACCACCCGATTGCAATCCGTCAACGGGGGCGCACGAAAAACAACGCTCAATTGCGCACGATTTAACGGGCCTCGAATGTTTGGTTATGGGAATGACGTTGATTTGTTTGGGTTTTTCTTTTTATTTTTCCGCGAATGTTTCCGTGATCCGCTAATCAATGCCACAACCAAACGGATTCATTGATATTTATATAAACAAATCAATTAGTTAACGATATCCACCCAAAACGAAGCGGGGGGGCGGGAGCCAAGGGGGGTGGGGTGCGTTAGCGTATACAGACCGTGTACAATTTTAGGAAAATGGAACCGTAAACAGGGTCGCCTAGGGGCGGGCGGACCAAAAACGTCAACTTCGAATAGGGCTTTGCGTCCATTTCGGGGGCCAGTGTTTACGAAATCGTCTACTTGCGTCCGTTTATAAATAGTGTACCCTAATAAAGACCACTAATAGTTGACATTAGTGAATGATATCGCTAGGTTGGTCGTTATGGAGTGGTCGCCATACGAGCAGGACTATAATAATGACCGATAATGGACATACTATCAGCGTTAACGTTGAAGTAGACCTCGAAAACGACATTGAAGTAGATGACGATGGCGTATTACAGGTCTGTACACTCATTTATCAGGATGAAGATGAAGACCCGATAGAGGTTAAGACGCCTCTGAACGAAATCATCACTGGTGTTCTCGAATATTACGCAGATGACCTATCCCGTGAGGGGTATGGTGAGATGTACCGCCTAGGGCATGAACTTAGGAAGGTTGCAGAGCGCGTATTAGACGTTGCTGAGAGGCATGAGGACTTAGTGAATGGTGAAGGCACTTATCCTGATACTGAGGACGAAGATTGATTGCCTTATGACAGACATAATTCCGCCACAAAGGGGCGCATCGGAGAATACTTCGTTGCGTTCCTGCTAGAGCGCGAAGGTATTGAGGCGAGTATCGTAGATCGTGTTGGTACGGACCTATTCTGTCGAAGACCTAACGGCGAGATGTTCTCAGTCGAGGTTAAGACGGCGGTTAAGGGTATACTTTCTAATTCCAACGCCAAGACACCTCGCATGAATTACAACATTAAGAGTGTTAATTCGGATTGGTATGCGTTCGTTGACCTGAGTACGGAACTGGTGGTGTTTAAGCCACGATCCGAATTGGAGAACCACGCGAACAAGATGTTCTACATCTCCTCTAAAGATTTTAGTCCCTGTGAAATGAAAAAGACCCTCCAACAAGTGAAGGGCCAGTAGGTCATAAAGAGGTAGCGTATATATATGTCCGCTCAGGAACGTAACCTGATTTTATCATGGATTCGGAATTAGTACAACCCCCTACTGTTGACTTTTTAATGTCCCCTAAGATATAATAGGAAGTATGTCATAAAATGACACGCAAGAGAAATCACTTCCAAGACAAGTATTCCATCAATCTCCACTACATTCGAGCCGCTATTGAAGCCAACACTGGTCAGCGTCTAACCCTCGAACGGGTGCGAGAGTTGCTTGTCGAAGAAGGTCTAATCACAAAGTCGCAAGCAGAACGGAATGCTCAGTTGTTTACTGGCTATTCGGACTTTACGACGATACCACAGAGTCAAGGAAATCTGAGGATAACGGCGAGATCAAAGAAATCGTGCGTGGCCTCAAAAACGACAGGTGAGAAATGAAAATGAATACTAAATACAAAGTTGCCAAAGTTGAACGGGCTAACTGTGGTGCGTCTGTAAAGGCCGCTGCGGGTGGTTATATGTCTGTAGGTGGTAACGGCATCGACATTAACCAATTGGAAGAGCCTAAAGCGGGCTACTCTAAAGGCGGCTACGCTTCTAAGAAGAAAAAGAAGAGCAAGTGATCTACGCGGCTATCATAGCCATTTGTATGACATCTGAGAAAGAGTCTTGTTCAGTGCGCATATTCCCGCAGTTGTTCGATAAAGAACAGGTGTGCATGGAAGTTCTGACAAACGGACTTAATCAGGGCGCAGATCGCATAAAACCACATTCTATAACTGGACGATGTGTGAGTTTCCCTTACGGGACCAAGATTTAATCCAAGTTATTTCAGGCGGCAACCTAGCATTATCGCACTACGGGTTGCCGCATTAGCATAACGGGTATGCTGCAAGTGCAGTATCTCCCTAACTGCGTACATGATATAATTCCCCTTGTAATAACCCATACAAGGAGTGTATAATGAAAACGTGGTTAAAACAAATCTTCAAACGCTTTGAAGAATATCAACAAAAACGCGCAGACTACATGTTGCTACAGATGATGAGCGACAAAGACCTACAAGATATCGGTATCGCGCGTGGCAGCATCAGAGAAATTATATATGGCGACTACGAAGGACGTGCGCCGATTACCGAGCGGTAGACTCGAATATCGGGGCGAAACTTTCAGCGGCTATAATAAGCCGAAGCGTACTCCGAAAGACGCTAAGAAATTTGCTGTATTAGCAAAGAAGGATGACCAGATTAAGATCATTCGTTTTGGTGATCAAAACATGGAAATCCGCAAAGATAATCCTGATGCACGTAAATCTTTCCGCGCACGTCATAAGTGTGACACTGCGAAAGATAAATTCACTGCCCGCTATTGGTCATGCCGCATGTGGTGACCCGCAAGGGCAAGTACGTCGTATACGGGGATGAAGGGGGCGTCCTTATTCTAACCAGAGAAAAAAGGATTGCCGAGCATGTCGCTAGTAAAAAACATAAACAAAAGAAAAAAAGACGGAACAAGTCGAAGCAAAAAGAATTCGACAGTTAGTCCCAAAGCATACGCCGATATGAAAGCAGGATGGCCTAAGAAGAAAAAGGCCACCAAGAAAAAGTAAATCATCTATCGGGGGGGTATGATGATCGATCCGTTAACGGCGTTAGCCACGGCCTCGGCTGCGGTTTCGCAACTTAAAAATCTTATTAATTCGGGTCGGGATGCATCCTCTGCTTTGGCGAAGTTTGCGGGCGCGTGGAGTGACATAAACGAGGCGGAACGCCGCGCGAAAAACCCAAGTTTTGTTGAGAAGTTCAGCGGTTCTTTAGAAGAAAATGCTGCTAAAGCATTCACGGCAAAGAAGAAAGCCCAAGAACTTAAAAAAGAACTCGAAAATACAATCCAATTTGTTTACGGGCCTTCTGGTCTTCGTGAATACAAAGATACCCTCAGAGCCATGAGGGAACAAAAAAAGAGAACAGAATACCGTAAAGCGGAAATACAAAGGCAAATTCTTGAATGGACCTTGGGTATTACCATTGCCCTTATCTTTTCGGGAATAATGGCGGTCATTTTCTACTTTATCGGAAAAAGCCAAGGCAAGTGGTAAATTGAATGTCTGACGATTCCCGTTTTGATCGCCTAGAAGAGAAAATTGATCGCTTGTCTGAGGCGGTAGTTTCTTTGGCACGTATGGAAGAGCGTATGATTACGTTGTTCAATCGTATGGATAAATACGAGAAGCACCATGAAAAGTTGGAGAAGCGCGTAGACGATCTTGAAGAGGTGTCCGCAGGACGTGGGCATTTTATTCGTTTTATTGAGCGTATTTTCTGGATTGTATTAACGGCTGCGGTAGGTAGCGTTTTCTGGATATTCCGAGCATGAGTAAAGAACCCAAAGTATATACCGAAAAGCAGCAAGCGTTCTTAGACGCGCTAATCGGTCCCGCCCGTGGTAATATCCGCGAAGCAATGAATATTGCAGGATATTCAGGCGAAACAAAACAATCAGAAGTCGTAGGACCACTACGCGACGAAATTATTGAACGAGCATCGATGGTACTTGCGATGAATGCGCCTAGGGCGGCATTTGGTATTGTTGGTGTGCTAGACGATCCAAGCGCAATGGGAGCGCGAAATTCTGTGGCGGCTGCACGGGAAGTATTGGATCGCACGGGTATCGTTAAAAAAGAACAGGTTGAAGTCAAGGGGCCAGAGGGGGGCATTTTCATCATGCCGCCGAAACAGGTAACTAATGACGAACCAGACGACAACATGGCCTAATAAGAAGCGCGTCAACCCAACTGCCAAATTAGCAATAGGCTATATGGCGAGTGAGGATGATCCGCTTGTACAAGTTCCCGATCCAGAGCAAGTGCCTCTCATTGAAGAGGCTTTTGTCTATTTGGATAACGGTCATTCTCTGCGGAAAACAGCCGAATGGTTGGCTTCCAAATTAGGTCGTAACGTATCCCACCAAGCACTCTCGAATATCTGGAAATCCCATCGCAAGGGTACGGATAAGACGGAGCGAGTTAAACAACTCGAAAAGGCAAAGCGGAAACGCAAACCTAAGACTAAGCAAGAAAAAGAAGAGGCCGATCTTAGGACACAATTGGCGCAGGCCCGTAGACGCTTAACCATGACAGAGAAGAAGGTTAAGCAGCGCATTCAGGAAGACGATAACCCTGAATCCTTTTCAGACAGCCTAAACTTCGATGCACAACCACAAGAGGCGGAAGTTATCTTCAAGCCAAATGAGGGGCCGCAAACGGAGTTTCTTGCTGCATCTGAACGCGAAGTCCTATATGGGGGCAGTGCGGGCGGTGGAAAAACTATGGCCCTAATCGCAGACCCAATGCGATACTTCCATAACCCTAATTTTAACGGTCTAATCTTACGTCGTACTACAGACGAATTACGTGAGATTATTTGGAAAACGCAGGAACTTTATCCGAAAGCGTTTAAAGGTGCCAAGTGGCAAGAACGTAAATCACAATGGGTATTTCCTAGTTGTGCTAGGTTGTGGCTTACTTATCTCGAACGTGATGAAGACGTTTTACGTTACCAAGGTCAGGCGTTTAGTTATGTAGCGTTTGACGAACTTACGCAGCACAGTACGCCATTTGCTTGGAACTATATGCGATCACGTCTAAGGACTACTGATCCGACGCTTCCAACGTTTATGCGGGCTACTACAAACCCAGGAGGTCCAGGCCACCAATGGGTTCGGCGGATGTTTATTGACCCTTCGCCCGCTAATAAACCGTTTGCTGCTACAGACTTAGAGTCTGGTGAACCTATGCTCTATCCAGAGAGTTCGCCAAAAGCGGGACAGCCTTTGTTTTATAGGCGTTTCATTCCTGCTAGTCTGTACGATAATCCGTATCTGGCAGAAGACGGTCAGTATGAAGCAAACCTTCTATCGCTACCTGAAATGCAGCGTCGTCAGTTGTTGGAAGGTGATTGGGCGATTGCGGAAGGTGCAGCGTTTTCTGAGTTCCGAGAAAAGGACCATGTAGTAGAGCCGTTTGATATACCCCCAGATTGGCGGCGGTTTAGATCGTGTGACTACGGGTACAGTAGTTATAGTGCAGTTCACTGGTTTACTATTGACCCTGCGTATGAAACTCTGATAGTATATAGGGAGTTATACGTCAGTAAACATACTGGTCGTGACTTGGCGAAAGCAGTCCTTGAGGCAGAACAAGGGGAGTCTATATCTTATGGGATTCTGGACTCTTCTTGTTGGCACAACAGAGGTCAAATTGGTCCTTCAATTGCAGAAGAGATGATTTCTATGGGATGCCGTTGGCGTCCATCAGACCGATCAGCGGGTGCGCGTGTTGCAGGGAAAAACCGTTTACATGAACTACTAAAGGTAGACGAAGACACGGGACAAGCAGGGATAGTATTTTTTAACACTTGCAGACAGATCATAGCCGATCTCCCCACCATACCTAGCGACCCTAAAGGAACAGACGACATCGATCCTAGATACAAAAGCGACCACGCTTATGACTCTGTACGATACGGCGTAATGTCTAGACCCCGCAGCAAATCAATATTTGAGGAATTTGGCAGCGTAGACCAAACGTGGCAACCCTCAGATGCAATATTTGGATATTAAGACATGGCATTAGTACCTCGCCCCGAAGACATTAACCTAGACGTTACCGATACACCTGTTCTACATGCAGAAGAGGGATCAAACGTCGAGGCTGAAAATCGTGAACTACACGAACTTGTCGGATGGGTACAAAGTCGCTTTACGCGGTCAAAGCAAGCGCGTTACGAAGACGAAGAGCGGTGGCTAACAAACTATCGCAACTATCGCGGTATATACGGACCAGACGTACAGTTTACCGAAAAAGAAAAATCCAAAGCATTTATCAAAATCACCAAGACAAAGGTGTTGGCTGCATACGCACAGATTAGTGATATTCTGTTTGCGGGTGGTAAATTTCCTATTGGTGTTGAGCCTACGCCGCTACCCTTGGGGGCCGCTGATGCAGTACATCTTTCGACTGCACCCGAAGAGGTCCAGATTAAGAAGTCAAACACGGTTGTCCGCAAAGACATCCAAGACCTAGCAGGACCATACAAAAACGATCTTGGCGAAAAGGCTAAAGATTTAAAAGAAGGTGCAGGAACAGGCCAAGGCGATTTGACATGGGAACCCGCCAAGAAAGCGGCCCGTGCGATGGAAAAGAAAATTCACGACCAACTAGAAGAGTGTGAGGCAAGCAAGCACCTACGCTCAGTTGCGTTCGAAATGGCGTTGTTCGGTACGGGCATCATCAAAGGCCCATTTGCGCACGACAAAGAATATCCTCGTTGGAATGAGGAAGGACAATACGATCCTGTTTATGAGACAATCTCAAAAATAGAGAATTGTAGCGTATGGGACTTCTATCCTGATCCAGAGGCGCGTTCGATGTCAGAGGCAGAGTACGTTATTCAGCGTCATCGCATGAGCCGTACGCAATTACGTGCGCTTAAAAAGCGTCCTATGTTTCGCGAAGAAAGCATCGAACTAGCGATTGAATATGGACCAAACTATACGCCAGAATATTGGGAAGACGTTCTAGAAGACACTGCTACACGCGGCGACAGCGAACGTTTTGAGGTATTCGAATTCTGGGGCGTCATTGATCGTGAAGTTGCAGAGGAAGCGGGAATTGAAATCCCAGATGAGTACGACGACAAGGACGAAATTCAGGTAAACGCTTGGATTGTTAACGACCAGACTATTCGCCTTGTTTTAAACCCATTCACTCCTGCACGTATTCCGTACCACGCGGCACCTTACGAGAATAATCCATATTCGTTCTTTGGCGTCGGTATTGCTGAGAATATGAACGATACGCAATTGCTTATGAATGGATTCATGCGAATGGCCGTTGATAACGCTGCGCTATCTGGAAACCTACTGATTGAGATCGATGAAACTAACCTAGTTCCTGGGCAGAATATGGAAGTATACCCAGGCAAAGTCTTCCGTCGTCAGGCGGGCGCACCAGGACAAGCCATTTTTTCGACTAAGTTTCAGAACGTTAGCCAAGAACTTCTTATGATGTTCGATAAAGCGCGTCAGTTAGCAGACGAAAGCACAGGTATGCCCTCATATGCCCACGGTTCTACGGGTATTATGAGTACAGGACGTACAGCATCGGGTATGTCTATGTTGATGGGCGCAGCCGCCCAGAACATTAAAGCAGTCGTTAAGAATATCGACGATTATCTATTGGGTCCACTTGGACGTGCAATGTTCGCGTTCAATATGCAATTTAACTACGATCCAGAGATTTCAGGCGACTTAGAAGTAGTTTCTAAGGGTACAGAAAGCCTAATGCGTAACGAAGTACGCTCTCAGCGTCTTATCCAGTTTATGCAAATGGCAGCAAACCCTGTAATGGCACCGTTTGTTAAGTTCGATTACATTCTACGAGAGATTGCGGTGTCTATGGATTTGGATGAAGAGAAAATCCTGAACGATCCACGGGAAGCGGCACTACAAGCACAAATGATGCAAGCAATGCAAGCGGCTATGCCGCAGGAAGCAGCACCATCGCCAGAGGGCGGTGCGCCACAAGACCCAACAGGCGTGGGCGGCAACATAAACCCAGACGTTGCACCAGAACCACAAACAGAGGGTTTCTCAGGCGGGGGCGGGGGTCAACCACCTCAACAGGTTCCACCCCAAGGCTAAACAATGAACAAAAAACTGGCGCGTCAAACGCTCTTGTTGGTTAACAGCAAGGATATGTACGAAGCCCTTCAGACTGTAGTTGATTACAAGATCGAAGAGCATCGGAACAATCTCGAAAAGACTAAAGACATTACGCGGATTAACGAAATCCAAGGCGCAATTTCTGAACTACGTCGATTGCAGCATCTACGCGATGAAGTAATCCAATCAGCCGAAAACGGCGCAGATTAGCGGGTAAAAGATGGCACAAAAAACAGGTCGGACCACAGTATTTGGTAAACCCGTTTATGAGGACGAAGAGGGCATCTACTCAGAGCGTTCTTACACGGTACCATACGGTGATGGCTTTGTGGTCATTCCTAGTGTCATCGATAACGGCATGGAAATGTCGTATGACGAAACCGCATCTTGGGTAAAAGAAAACGGCCCTTATGATTTTATGACAGGAGAGAAGTTTCCTGTATTTGAATCTGAGGATAAGGCTAACAAATATGCTCAGTGGCGTTCCGATAACCAATTCAACGAAGACGTATTATCTGAGAACTACTGGCACCGTGATGCGGGAATGCCGTACTATTCCGAAGAGTCTATTGACGAGTATCGCCCTACGTTACGTGATAACGCACGTAATAACATCCGCGAGAAATTAGAACGTCTAGGGCTTTCTGAGGGTGTATCCAGAGACTTAGCCACAGGCATCGCAGGAGAAGAAAATCCTACCGATGGTGGTATGGGACTTGGGCTTATGGACCTAACCCCTGCGGGCATGTTGATGGGTGGTCAAGAGGCGCGTCGTAACTATAACCGTGCTTGGGCAAATGAAGACCTAGGCGGAATGGCTATGGCAGGGCTTGAAGGGGCGTTAGCAGTAGCGGAAGGTATACCCCTAGCAGGGGTCGGTGCCAAGGCTGTAGGTAAGGGTATTAAGAAAGCCGCTGACGCGCTTACAGACGCATACGATCCTAATGCAGTTGGATCACTGGGCGGAAACCTATTTTCTAAATCTGACGACGTTGTTGCCCAGACAGACGAGGCATTCGAAACAGGCGATGCGTTTGAAACACTAGGTGTCACAGAGGCGGACCAGAAAGTATGGAGAGCGGGCAAAGACGGTTCTAAGCAAAAGCAACGACCAGAGATTGCCGCCGCCGCACAAAGACTATTTGACGGTGAAATAACAAACGCTGAATTTAGACAGATTGCAGATAGTTTATTCCCACCTAGAATGTTTACTACTTCGGACTTTCCTACGCTTCCTAGTTTAGAGGATGTAGCATTTGGCCTTAAAAGTAATCAGGTTAATGATGCGGGTATTGTCGGAGTTAATAAAGAGTTTAAGACGGGTGAACGGGTTGCCTCTCGACTAGATATCCCTGCCTATGAAAACTTTGATACGTGGATTGTTTCTGTACATGAGGGCAAGAACGGCGGTGGTAAAGCACTAGGCTACGCACAGACCGCCCACCTCAAAGCAGGAGATAGTGGCAAGATTGAATTTAAATCGTCCGTAAAATCTGCCCTAAACATCGCAAGAGAAAAGCCTGTTCTTGATAAGAAGACAGGTAAAACAAGCCCCCAGAGTAAATCCACCTTCGCGCGTATTTTTGGTGAGTGGCAAGAACACAATCCAGAAAGTTTATATGAACAGGCGCAGAGTATTGTTGCTGATATTGAAGCGGGCGACTCTGAGTGGATACAGGTAGGGATGAACCCATATAGGGCTTCTTACTTTTACGACAAAGCAACGGGACAACCAGTAATAGAAGCGGATGAAGTTCTGCAAGTCGGTCCATTGGTACTGGTTAAAGGTGCAAAAAAAACTACCCCAGACGATCCAATGTTCCGCGTTAACCCCAAAGACGAAAACTCGCCAACTTTTAACAAGGGCGGCATGGTTCAAGAGGAAGAAATTATGAAATTTGGCAGAGGTGGATTTAACAGTCGTCGTGGGCGTGGTCGTGGTGACGATGGTGAGGACTACGGCGATAAGTACGAAAGCCTACGTGAAGCATTCCGTAAACGTCGTGAAGCAAAACGTGATGAAGCGGTTTCTATTGATATTGAACAAGCAACGTCACAACCTATGTCTGTTGAAGAGAAACGCGCCATTGAAGGTGCTGTTGAGTCAACTGGTGAAGCGGCTAAAAAGGGCGGCGTTCGCAACCAACTTTTCACAGAAACAGATCAGTTAATTAATACGCCAGAGGAATTAGAGCGTCGGGAGAATGCGCCCGATCCTAAGACCCCTAAGATGAAAACTGATGTTAAGCCTGAAACACGCAAACTTCCCAACATGTACGAGGATAACCCGTCTGGTGAAGTAGCGAATGAGGATGGTGTTGTAGAGAAGCCCGCCATGAGCATGTACCACGGCGGCTTGGGTATTGGTGTTCCAAACGCAACAGTCGGATACGACCCCGTTTCAGGTAACCCCATCCCACTAGGTTCAAGTGCAGAGAACGTGCGTGATGACATTCCCGCTGCGCTATCTACAGGCGAATACGTTATGCCCGCAGACGTTGTGCGTTGGCATGGCCTTAAACACATCATGGACATGTACGCCGAAGCCAAAAACGGCCTGATGTCTATGGCAGCAATCGGACAAATACGCGGTATAGGAGAAGAAGACCTTGTTAACAATGGATACAGCGAAGTTTCTGGAGATGATGAAGGAAACGAACGAGACAATGACGAAATTGTTCTTGAAGAATCTACAGACGATGACGGAGTTGAGTACGCCGAAGTCGAAGTAATCGAAGAAGAATATCCTCTAGAGGAAGAGGATTCTGTAGGTGTGGAAGCATACCCAACCGAAGAAATGAGCGGTCAATACACAGTCGGGGATGAACAGGTACTCCTGATCTTCCAAACCCCTAAATAGGGTGTTTTTGGGCTACCCTATCGGCCCCCGAAAACAATGAGACATTATTATGGCTAAATATCAAGGTTCCCATACACGGGACTTGGAAAATGAACTTACGGCACCAAACGTGCCAAACATTCCAGTACAGAATTCCGAAGAGGAATCTTTTAAAAAACGCTACGGCGATTTACGGCGACATGCTCAATCTGTTCAAGAACAGAAAGACCAAGAAATTGAGCGTCTAAAAGAGCAACTAGACTCAGCAACCCGACAACAAATTCGTTTCCCTAAGACGGACGCTGAGATCGATGAATGGAGCCGACGCTACCCAGAGGTATCCAAGATTATTGATACCATCGCACGTAAGCGTGCAAACGAAGCGTTGGAGATTGGCGAACAAAAGATCGCAAGCCTTCAAAAAATGGAAAGCCAGATTAAACGGGAGCGGGCAGAGAACGAACTTAAAGCCTTGCACCCCGACTTTGATCGAATTCGAGCGTCTAAAGAATTCCATGATTGGGTTGCTTTGCAGCCTACATGGGTACAGGACGCTCTATATAAAAATAGCACAGACGCCCGCGCAGCGGCCCGCGCAATTGATTTGTACAAAACGGACAAAGGTATCCGTAAGACAAAACCAAATCCAAATGCGGCTGCACAAAGCGTCGGACGTTCTAGTGGCTCTGCCCCTGCGGGAGCGGGTCGAGGAAGATTCTCAGAAAGCATGGTGGCAAAAATGTCTGATGCTGAATACGAGAAGAACGAGGAAGCAATCATGGATGCTATGCGTAAAGGTCAATTCACTTATGACCTTTCGGGAGCCGCCAGATAATTCCTCTTGTAGAAACCAATAGTTGCGTGTTATAATTACAGACATAGAACAGTGCTTCTATTCGGTTTCTATGGCTCTTCTGAGCCTATAGATGCAGAGGCCGCGAAAGCCTACCCTCTAAATCTTTCCTAATCACAGAAGAATAGACAATAAGTCACCAGAGCCTATAGGCCCGTATACACGTCTGTATATACGCACCCTATCAGGTTATCTGCCCTTATAGGTCACCTTCTGGTTGAGCATCACCGCATAACTAAAAACAACTTGCGGTATAATGTAAATCGCCATTGAAGGAGAACTTATCATGGCATTCCCAACAGCGACAGGTTATACAAACCTTCCAAATGGCGCGTTTTCCGCGACCATTTACTCTAAAAAAGTCCAACTTGCTCTACGCAAGGAGTCCATCGTAGAAGCGGTGACCAACACCGATTACATGGGCGAAATCAGCAACATGGGCGACTCAGTGCGCATCGTCAAAGAGCCAACAGTGGAAATCGTTGACTACAAACGTGGTACAGCGATGTCTTCACAAGATTTGACTGATGACGACTTCTCACTTGTAGTTGACCAAGCAAACGCATTCCAATTCCAAGTGGACGATATCGAGGCAAAACACTCCCACGTAAATTTCATCGACCTTGCTACGGATAACGCAGCATACAACCTAAAGGACGCATTCGATAAGAACGTTCTAGGTTACGCGATGGGTTACGAGTGGAATGGCTCTGCATGGGTTGTTCGTACTACAGCGGCGGGCGACAAAGCAGACGCGGCAGCGGGTTCAGACGAATTGCTTGCAACTAACAAACTAGACGCGGGCGCGTTTGGTGGCACAGGTGGCAACTCTATCCCACTAGCAGCGGGTGGCGGTTCTGGAGCGATCACATCGCCTCTAGCATTGTTGAACCGTATGGCTCGTAAAATGGACGAAGCAAACGTTCCAACTGAAGATCGTTATTTCGTAGCAGACCCAGTATTTTACGAGATGCTACAAGACGAGAACAGCAAACTAATCAACAATGACTTCGCATCAGGCGACGTAGACATTCTACGCAATGGTCGTGTTGTTTCTGGTTTGATCCGTGGCTTCAAAGTCTACAAATCAAACAACTTGCCATACAAAGGCAACGGCGCGGGCAGCACAGCATCAGCGGGTTCTACAACGAACTTCGGTGTTGTTATGGCGGGCCACCAAGGTGCGATTGCATCGGCACAACAAATCTCAAAAACTGAGGCGTTCCGTTCGCCTGAGACATTCGCAGACGTTGTGCGCGGATTGAATCTATTTGGTCGCAAGATTCTGCGCCCAGAAGCACTATTGGTTGCGAAATACAACGCGGCATAAGTGAAATTTGGTGGGGCCGCTTGGCCCCGCCTTTTCTAGTATAAAGGTTTCGAAATGCCCGCAACGTATATTGATCTATGTAATCAGGTGCTACGCCGCTTAAATGAAGTTGAACTTCGTGCGGCTGATTTTGAAACTGCGCGAGGCGTACAGGCTCTTGTAAAAGATTCAGTAAAAGCCGCCATTGCGTCTATCGGACAATCCGAATTTGAATGGCCCTTCAATGCCGCCGTTCACACAGAAATTCTAGTAACAGGTCGCACAGACTACGAATGGCCTGAATTCTTTAAAGTCGTTGACTATGAGTCTTTCCAAGTAGTCGAGAATAATGGCGACGGTACAAACACCTATCGTAAATTAAAATACATCGATAGGGACACATATTATAAACTATACCGTGATCTGGATGATAGTGCGGGTGCTAAAGGTCGAGGAAAACCAGAGTACGTTTGCCCATCACACGGCAACGGCTTTTTCGTTTCTCCCTCTCCCGACAGAGCATACACGATCCGTTATAATTACTTTCTGAATTATGCAGACATTACGCTGTATAACGATGAAACCCGAATACCTACATCTTTTTCTAGTGTAATCGTAGATGGTGCTTTGATGCACCTTTATATGTTTAAGGACAACGTAGAAGCGGCACAGATTGCCAAGTTGGTCTTTGAGCAAGGTCTAAAGAACCTACAGACTTTGTACATCAACAATTACGAGTACATCACCGACACAAGAGTAGCCCTCTAAATGGCAGATCGTATTGAGTCATATAAGGTCATCTCGCAAGGTGGCCTCAATTCAAATGAAAACCATTTGGACCTAGCAGAGAACTTCCCTGGGGCTGCTACTCGCCTAGTTAATTATGAAGTGTCTTTGTTTGGCGGATACCGCCGTATTAATGGTTTTGAACGCCTAGACTCAGATTACCCAGAAGTCGGCGGTAGTAATGCCGAGGGCCGTGTTCTTGGTGTCGCAATCTACCGTGATGATTTTTACAACCAAGCAATCATCATGGCAGCGCGTAAAGATGTTGGTGCTAATACATACGGCATTTATCGTTGGCAGGAATTAACAGGTTGGGTGCGCTACAACACGCCTACTTTGAGTACCGTTAACGGCCTACGTGAAATCGGGATACTACGACACGTATCGTTTAACTTTGGCGATGGTAATAAGATTGCGTTTGCAGATGGTGTTAACCCGCCTATGGTTTT